GTTTCTGGATATCCTGGATTTTGGAAGAAAAGGAAATCATTTGATCCGGATCGATGTATTGATTCTTTGCCACGGCCTGGTATGTATTGAATACCCGGTCCCGGAGCATCCAGTATCTTTGGGATCTCAGGTTTCTGAATGTCTCTCTGTTTGTCCTGCGTTTCGCATCATCCGGGAGAACCTTCCCCGGCTCCTGGTACACAGAGTCGGGGTTCTCCGGGCTGTTTGATCCCCTGAACATCTCAACTTCGGTTTTCGTGCCCTCAAAAGCCTCCTGGATTTGCCGACGCAATGAAACGCCAAGGCCATCGCCATCCCATGTGAACCAGTCTGCGTTATTGTCCGCTGCGTAGCCCGTGGCCCAATCGCACCCCTCGTTGACGTCCCCGTATTTTTCGGCCATGGCATCCAGGATCACTGACCCGTGACGGATACACAAGCCCTTGTCATCCGGTCCCAGGTCAGATGGATCATGAGAAACGATCTTGGCACCCAGGGGCTTAAACCCTAAGCGCTCGTGAGCGTCCACGCAGGCGTCGAACCACTCTGCCAGGATGATGCTGTTTTCCACGCTGTCGTTGAAAGCGCCCTCCCAAACGTGGTCATATAACGCCCGGTCCAGGGTCTTGAAATCGTGCCGGCGTTCTTGTTCCAAGACATCCGGGAACCATGGATTATCGTTGTAATTGACGAATATAATCAGGTGCATGTCATCTTCATAGTATCCGTCCCTCTTCAATTCGGTAAGATATGGAACAATAAACCGCTGACTAAAGGGGTCTGCTGATGACATCGGGTTACCGGAAAACCAAATTTCCGAATCTTCCTCCCGGACCGTGGGGGTCAGAATTTTGATGGAGTCTTTGGAAAGAAATTGCGCCTCTTCGATCCAGAAATATTTGAAACCGTGCATGGACTTCACAGCGTCTATGCTCCGGGCCAGGCCCTTGAACCGGAACTTTCCTCCGGACTGGTGATCAATCGTGGCCTTGCCTATTGAGAAGCCTGGTATCTGTAGCCGCTCGATCTCAGCAGCCAGGAGCGCATGTACGGAATCCTCGATGCTATTCTGGTACTCCCGGAAGCACCCCACCTTGGCGGCTTCAGTCTGGGCCTTCATTGCAAGGATATCAGCAAACGTGGTGGATTTGGCAGAACCCCGGCCCCCGATTGCGATCTTGATCCGCTTCGGCTTGTTGAGAATCGGGAGTAGCTTTTTGGGTATCTGCATTTTTAACATTTTGCTGAAAACCTCAATTTTCGCCCAAAAAATTTAGGAGTGTCTTGTAAAAAGCCGGGGTTTTACCAGACACGATTGCGGAAAACATCATTTTTCTGCCTCCACCACTTCAATCTGCCACTTGTGTTCGATTGGACCACCACCCGGTCCTGACTGTTCTTGCCTATCCGGGGTCTTACCCTCTGTGCGGTCCAGAAATTCCTTGATGGCCTGGACGTTGCCCGTTTGCGCCTCTGTGTATAAAACCTGATACAACACGGCCCGCTGCCTTGACGCTCTTTTCTTTCTGTTCTCTACGGCTTGCCGCTCAATCTCCTGTATTTCATCGGATGAAAAATACCTCCACAGCATCAGCGGGTTTTTATATTTCAGGATAAGTGTTGAATATTCTTGCCGTTTCGGCCAGTCGTTTTCGGGGTCTGACAGGTATGTCAAAAGGGTTGCCTCATTTTTAATTTTTTGAGGCTGGGCCGCTTTTCCACACTGGTTAGACACTTGTTTTTGCCTCCGGCCCCATATTATCCCACAACGGCGATTCCCGGTATTCCTTGCTACTCGAAAACTGCCGAAACCGATTTTTCCGGGACTTCTCCGGGTTGGCGCTGTTGTGCGTCCCGTCTGTGAGCCGAATCGTTTTCCCTGATTTGCTTTTTACCGTGTCTTCCATTTTCATCCCCCCGCATGCCTCGGCACCCTCAAGCACCCGCAATCCTGATTCCATATCCTTCGGCCCTTCGGCCTGACATAATTCTCCTGCATCTGATATTTCGGTTGGGGTGTTGGGATAACAGTTATCATCTCCGGCGTAATCTCCTTGCCAGTTGCGGGTTTCGGTATTTTGTCCGTCCCATGAGGCATAAAAAATAATCTTTTTGTGGATTATAACTATCTGGATTATACCAGATTTTAAACCATTGTCAAAGAGAAAATACATTTAATGCATATGTATGTTCATTTTTTGTACCATGAAAAAAGTTTCGTTTTTATTTGCTGTGTTTTCAGGAAGTTAAAACTTTTTTACATTTTTTTAAAAAAACCGCTTGACAATCATTTTTAGCTTGATTATATTGATTACAACATAAACCAACGCCGGGTGATCCGGCACAAACAAGGAGAATGACATGAAAACAAGAACCGAACAACTTGCAGACGCAATCGAAAAAATCTACCAGGCAAACAAAGCAGACATTGACACCCTCCCCAACCACGGACCCAATGGCGGCAGAAACGCAGCTACCATCTCCGGATGGACCAATTATGGCAATGGCACAATCACACGGGCAGCAAACATGACCAACATGCCGGTAATGAGCTACTGGTCCGGGTCAGCTCCCACACCCAGCTCGGCACTGCCGGAAATGTGCTACAAGGAAATTACAAAAGCCTACAATAAAATTTTTGGATAATTAACCCGCCCCGGCACACCACCGGGGCAATAAAGGAGAAAAACATGAAAAAATACGCCTACGCAATAATGGATGGAAACGAAGCGCCGGACCAGTACCGCACGCCGGAATCTTGCCACAACACGGTTGACGCCGCCAGAAAAGAACAGGACCGGCTCAATCGCAAAGACGCAAACAACCACTATTACGTGATCGACTGGAATGCTGGCAGACGGGACAAAGAACCGCCTGCCGACGACCACTACGGAGTTATTGAGTAATAAATACACCACGACCAGCCCCGGTTTTCCGGGGCAATAAAGGAAAATAGCCATGAAAACCATAACCTACCTACTACGCAACATCCCCACTACCTTGTGGGACCGCGCAAAACACCGGGCGGTGGATGAAGGCTTAACGCTCCGTGCCCTCATCCTGAAAGCCCTGGAAGAATACCTGAAATAATCCCCGCCCCGGCTTACCCGGCCGGGGCACCCCTCCTATCTCCCTGCCGACGATCCGCCCGTCGTCGATCTGGTTTCCGCATCGAATAGTCAGAATACCCCTTCCAGATACACTTTCCCGGGTCCCGGCACAGGTCTGTTCTCAGCTTTCCGCAATGGGCGCAGTCGCGTTTCATCTGTCGTCCCCCTCCCCGCATATCAACCCACGCCTTGCCCTGCTTGCCAATTTGTCGATATTCATCACGGCGATGGTTTCCAGGGTATAGCCCAATTCAAAAGCCATTTCCGCGACATACCAGAGACAATCTCCCAGCTCATAAGCGATGGCTTCCCGCCTCTCATTGTCGAATTCGCCGTGATTGTCCCGGATTACCTTCTTAAGTTTGTCCGCGACCTCTCCGGCTTCCCCATTCAAGCCCAGGGCCGGGTATGCCAGGGATTCGCCTTTCCCGGGATAGATTGCTGTGTTTTGTGCAGCCACCTGATAATCATTCAGATTCATTTTGCCCATCCTCGTAACCATGTCCGTAAAACCATAAACTCAGGATCACGCTTGATGGACTCTGCCAGCTTATCAAGTGCGTCCTGTGTGATCTTGCGAGGGTTTCCGTCTTTCAATTTCAAGTCTTTGTCTTTCATTCGGTTTCCTTTTTTGTTTTTGGGTTGCCTCCATCCTTCACAAACGTCCCACCAACCATCTTCCCTTTCCGGTTCTTGATTTTCTGGTACGCCGCGTCCAGGCACGTCTCCAGATCCAGACCCAAGGGGTGAAGGAGATTAATCAGCGTGACGATCACGTCACCGGCTTCCATAGCCACCTTGTCAAAATCAACCCTGCCGTTATCTGGCCGGAATAGTTCATCTACCAATTCTTCAAATTCTTCCGCCATCTTGTCAAACCGTGTCAGGTCTGTTGACAACCTGTATAAATCCCGTTGATTCGCCCACTCGATGACTTTTTCTTGCAAACCCTCAATGCTCATCTCGCCTCCCGTGCGTAAAATTCTGCCTTTTCCATATCCCTGTCATAATCACCCTTGTGGTTCGCCCGGCAGGTGTATTTGATCGCGTTGCCCAGGCAAAACCCCTGATACTGTTCCGGGGTCAGCTTGGCCTTGATGATTTCTAAGACCTCGATGCCGCCGTGGTCGTAATACCTGGACTTTGGATCGTATTTCACCATCTCGTCCACATCCACGGTGTGGTTGTTCTTCTTGATCGTGTCCTGTTTCTCAACCCTATCCGGCTCTACCTGCATGCTCTCCCAATATTCCACACACGCATCACACCGACAGGTCCGGGCGTGGAATGTTACCGGGTTGATGTATTCGTTCTCAATCAGCTTCCGCCAATGCGGGCGCCCGGGTGTCGCCATGCAGTGTTCTTGGTCTTCCCGGGTCAGGGTGCATAATCCGTCCACCCTGATTCCGCAATTACCGCAGTATCTGCCCTGGCCGGATCTGTTTTTGATAGTCTCCATTGTTGCGTCATATGCTGCCATGTCTTCAGCCATCTTCACCCTCCCGTTTGTTCCATATCTCTATGGCTTCTTTTTCTGTGGAGCACATATCTGTCTCTGAGCAGACCCTACAATCATCGTTGTTACACTCAACCCAATAGTCCAGGACCATCTTGTTGATCTTTTGTTTTCCAACCGTGCCTTTTTTGCCACAAAACGGACAAGGTTTAATTTCAGCCATACCCTCGGTCATGCCACCCTCCTTTTATTCCCCAAATCGTTATAAGCATCAATCGCTTTTTCCAAACTCAAAGTCTCGCAGATAGCCCGCCCGGATACCATCACTGTAAAAATCATCGTACCTAACGCCGGGTTACACTTCATCCACAATCTTTTTCCATTTTTCCCGGATGCCAATATCTGGGGCATATCACAATTCAAAACTGATCTTTGCAATTCGTCTCGCATCATTTTTTTCCCCGCTTGTTGAAAACATCCAAAATATGAGCAAACGATTTGCTTTCAACAAACTCTCCGTCATCGACTTCCAGCCGGTAGCTCGTGTTCCCTGTTGCCGGGTTTGCGATCATCCATATCACGCCGGCATTGCCAGACAAAACAACTGATTTTATTTCTTGATTGAAGTCGGCTTTTTTGTATGTCATTTTACCTCCCGATACATTTTACACCCCACCACCGCCATCATCACAGGTATCCCCCTGTAATGCTCTATCCCGTTTTCCCGGTCCAGGTTTAAAAAGCTCCGGTACCGCAGGCATGTGTCG